GGAGCTTCAGGTTTAGCATATGGTAAAGCAGCTATAGAAAATCCTAAAGCTGCTGCTGCATTTCTTGGACAAAAAGTTAGAAATGCAGGCACAAATGCTGCAATGTTAGGTCGTGATGGTTTTGCTAATGCTTCTGAAGCTGGCAAACGTGTAGGTAGTGATGTAGCTAAGGCTTATTCCAAAATTGGTGCTGGTAAGTTAGCATTAGGAATTGGTGGTGCTGCTGCTCTTGGTGCTGCTGGTTATGGTGGTTACAAGTTACTTCAAAATCGCAAGAAAAAGAAGGCTAAGTAATTATGTTTTTTCTTTCTGACCTATCTACATTTGGTAGAACTCTGGGAACGAAAGACAAGAAACCCAGAATAAAAAGATTATTAAAAGCAACATTTAATCCTGATGTTGCTAATGGGTCAGCCGTAGGTGGAACATTAGGATATCTTGCTTCTTCAATCCATAATGGAAATGCAAGTATTAAAGGTAACAAATACGGTACTTTAGGAGGATTAGCTCTCGGAACAGGATTAAGTATTGCTAACAAATATAGAAAACAAAATAAACAACATTAATTAAAACTATGACATTAAAAGAAGCTCTCAAGAATCAAAACGAAAGAAAAAACGCGCGTAATAATTCTAATGCTGAAGAATATTCCGATGGTGGAGATTATGCTGAATTTAGCGTTGGTTCACAGTATGGTCAAGCATTACTTGAATTAGGCGCTGATGCATTCTATGATGAAGAAACTGATGAATATGATATCGAAGGTTTATGTACAGAATTAGGCGAACTCGCTGGGTATCTACCTGAAGATATTTATTCTGTAATTACTGGTGAACTCGAACCTTCTGATAAGTTAAGTCTTTCTATCTCCGAAATACTAGAACTAGATGAAGATACTGAATCTCAATTGTTAGTTATCGGTATCGAAACTCGTGGTGAATCAATTGAAGATTATCTAGACCAGGATGAAGACGAAGAAGAAGACGAAGAAGAAGAAGAAGAATACGAAGACCAAGATGAAGACGGAGATGCTACATATTCTCGTGTACATCAACTTGAAGAAGAAATGGCAAACTTTAAATCTGCTGAAATTGTCAAAGACGAATTAGCTAATATCGAACTTCGTGCTTGGCAGTTAGTTGAAAATGGTCAAGTAGCGCCGATTGTTATTGAAAAGTTTCTTGGTAATTTCAATAATGAATCCGACCGTGTTGCTGCTTTCTCTTCTGTTTGTACTAGAAATAATACTGACGCTGGTACTCAACTATTTGCATTAAAGACAGTAATCGAAGTACTTGAATCAATGCCAGTAGTAGCCAACTTTGGATTTGAATCACTTGAAGAAGTTACGGATGAAGAATATGAAGAACAACAAAATTTTGCTAACCTTGCAGCCGCTATTATCAAAAACCGTAAATCTAATTAATTATTAATATGGCTTTCTGGAATCGTAATTTTGGTTTATACTCTGTAGATCCCCCAATTCTTGCAAATACGGGTGCTGATATTAATATTGCTAATCGCAATGCTTATATTACTTCACAATTTCTTACTCCCAACAGTGATTTGAAGTTATTAGTACCTGCTGGTTTATTTGTTGCTAATGTAAATGGTGTTGATCGTTTTCTTCCACGTACTAAAGTTAATACATTAATCACTGGTTCTACTTCAACTAGCTTTACTGCTTCACCTTACAATATATTTGTTCCAGGTGGTGATTTATTCACAGTTGAACCTTATGTAACTTTGACTATTACAGCAGCAGCAGCAACATCAACACAAACTATTACTATTGATGGTATTACCGCTACTGCTACTGCTTCTAGTACTTCAGTAAATACAACTGCTACTGAAGTAGCTATCGCAATCAACGCTACTGCTGGTTTAAACCAAAAAGTATATGCCTTGGCTGCTCTTGGTGTAGTGTTTATCTACGCTAAAGATGGTCAAACATTATATAGTGTAACCGAAGGTGGTACTGCTACAGCTAACTTAAGTGCTGCAACAATGAGTTATAACACTACGGCAATCGGTACTATCGGTTCTGTTGCTTATGCTACTGGTGTTGTTACGTTTACTGCTGCTGCTTCTGCTACTGTTCCCGTTGGTGCTAATTTAGGTCTTGCTGGTATTCAAGAAATTAAGGGATTACATATTCATGCTATTGATTTCACGGTAATCAAAACTCATTCTATCTCTTTGTATAGTGTTGCAAGTGCTGTAAGAACTCAATTTTTACCTTACTTCGATTACACCTTGATTCGTCACTTTCCTAAGATTCTTTTTGGTACAACTTTTTAAAATTAATATATAAGAAAAAGAATGTAGGAGATTTAGAGTTCCTATTTATCAAACAACTTTATTTTTCTTAATATCTCAAATGGGCGCTATTCAATCTTTTCTTACCGATAAGTTACAAGCACAAGTTGCAGAACAACTTATTGATGACACTAATTGGCGTGTAAAGCAACGTTCTAATCTTTTGAATGATTATATGCCAATCAAGACTTTCGATAATGAAGAATTTTTGGCATACGTTACTGAAAAGCTTCAACCTATTGCTTCTTTTGTTGCCGTAGATGGTCGTCTTCCTACTACCTCACACGGTAACTTTCAACGCATGGTTGGTGAACTCCAACGTGTAGGTTTGGCGAAACAGTTTGATGAAAAAACACAAAAAGAAATGTTGAAAGTAATGGAAGAAGCAACTTACAAAAATGTTCCCATTATGACTATTCCTGCTGGTAACGGCAGAGGTGTAATTCGTGGTGTTGGTGATAATCTTGCTAACTATATTTACGATCGTATTGAAGGAATGATTGTTGGTATTACAGACCTCTTGACAGCTATGTCTTGGGATGTAGTATCGACTGGAGAAGTTAATCGTGTTGACTCACGTACTGGACTTCCTGTAATTCTTGATTTTAAAGATAATGCTAAGTCCTATACTGCAAGACATTTTCCTCCTGCACTAGTTAATACTGGCAACACTGGCGATCCACAAAGTAACAAGTGGGATGACCTTGAAAATGCTGATGGTATTGGTTTGCTACAAACATGGATGTTAGATTATTTGGATACTAATGGTGTTCAACCTAAAGTTATTGTAATGAGTAAGCGTACTCGCATTAAACTAGCTCAACAAAAATCTACCATTGAAAAGAGTCGTCAATTGGCTGGTTTTGGTGGTGTTGGTGCTGTTAGTCCTGCTTCTTTGTTAATGGTTCTTGATGCTTACGAACTACCTCCTATTGTTACTTTTGATGAATTCTATCAAATAGAATATGCAACTTCTCAATCTACCAATACTAACGACGGGTTTATTAATAATACCCGCTTTTTACCAGAAGGTAGAGTTTGTTTCTTGCAAGAAGATTTAGGAGTTCAAGCAATGGGTCAAACACTTCCTATGAAGTATTTCAAAAAAGAAGATGGTAAGCTTTCCGGCGATACGAGTTCTATTCTAGTACGTGTTCATGAACGTAGTAAGCTTCCAATGTTGGATGAAATTGAAGCACTTGCTCTTTTAAGTCCAGTTGTAGTTAATCCTAAACTCATTGCTGGACGCACGGTTCTTTAATCCTCAAATTGTTACTATGAAAGGATTTCAACTATTCTAACTTTTACATCCAATTGTGTAAATACAAAATAAATAAGGCATAATATTAATAAGATACAAAAACTTTTAATATTATGCCTTTTCAAATTTATAAAGCATTGTTGTAAAAATAGTAGTTACACGTATTTCTTACATACAAAACAATATCCACGAAAAAGGAACTACACACATTAACTAGTTCCTTTAATATTAAGTACAATAAAATAGATATCTATATCAAATGTCATGTTTTTTCTTTCTGATATCAATATCGAGTTCACACGTAACAAAGGTAGTAAAGATAAAGGTAAGAGAGTAATGCGTGGTGGTCGTTCGTGGATACCAAATAAACCTGTTCCATCAGATAGACCGGGGAAAAAGAAAATGGTTCTTGCATCAAAAAAAATAAATGGAGAAACCAAATATAAACTAATACACTATGGTGCAAGTGCGTATGGCAATAATTACTCATCAAAAGCAAGAAAAAATTATTTAGCTAGAAGTGGCGGGATTAAAAATAAATCAGGAGGATTAACAAAAGACGACAAATTCTCACCAAATTTTTGGGCGAGGCGCGATTTGTGGAGTAAAAATAGTACACCAGTAGGAACAGGTAGATTTGCTAATAAGAAATAATATGTTCCACTTAATTAACTTCTCAACCAATAATAACTACACTAAACCAACATTAAGAGAACGTATCAAAAAGAGTGTAGCTAATAGTTCTAAAGGTGGAAAACCGGGACAATGGAGTGCCGTTAAATCGATGATATTAAGTAAAAAATATCGTGAAGCTGGCGGTACTTATAAATCAAGTAAACTAACTAAACCACAAAGTAACTTGAAAAAATGGCAAAAAGAAAAGTGGACTACCAAATCAGGTAAACCATCATTAATTACTGGTGAGAGATTTTTACCAGCAAAAGCTATTAAAGCTATGTCATCACAACAATATGCAGCTAGTACCAGAATGAAGAAAAAAGGTACAAGTAAAGGATTACAATATGTGCCGCAATCTAAAAAGGCAGTACAAATAGCAAATAAATATAGATAACATTACATAATTTTTTTATACAACTTACGTAACTTACTACTTTTTCTTGCTGCCAATTTATAATTAAAATTATATTTACTTTCAATATTGCGTATTTTGTTTCTTACTATCTTAGATAACTTATACCATTTATTAGGTGATATATGACTAAAGTTAATTAATGTATTGGCGTGTTTAAAAGTAAGTTTCTTTTGTATTATTTTTTTATGTGAATTAAAATTAATTAAAGAAGGCATATTTTTAATGTTTAATAATAAAATATATAATCTAATAAAGTTGCAGTAATATAAGATTATAATAAATACAATATCTAATACACAATATACAATATGTTTTTCTTAAGTGACATTTCTAATAACGCTGAATTCGGATTTGGTCTAGGTAGAGTAGCAAAAGCTATTGAAGGTGGTATGTTAAATACCA